CAGGCATGCCTGTTACGGAATACACACCCCATAGGGGTAGTGGCGACAAATTAGCTCGGTTAAATAGCGTAGCGGACATTGTAAAAAGTGGTTTAGTGTGGGTTCCTGAGACACGTTGGGCTGAAGAAGTAGTAGAAGAGATTGCAGGATTCCCGTTTATGAGTCATGATGACTTGGTAGACTCAACGGTAATGGCGCTAATGCGCTTTAGGCAGGGTGGATTTATAAAATTACCAAATGATGAACCAGATGAAATAAAACTTTTCAAAAGTAGACGGTTCAAAGGATACTATTAAGGATAGATTATGTCGATTGAAAAAAGCCTATACCAAGCCCCTGTTGGACTTGACTCTATTATGGAAGAAGACCCAATTGAAATTGAGATTGTAGATCCGGAATCCGTAACAATTGGTATAGATGGCATGGAGATTGAAATAGAACCTGCCGAACCCTCAGACGAAGATTTTGATGCCAACCTAGCTGAGTATATGAGCGAGGGAGATTTAACAGAGATTGCTGGTGATTTACTAGGTGACTTTGAAGATGATGTGTCTGCCCGTAAAGACTGGATCCAAACTTACGTAGATGGACTAGAACTACTGGGTATGAAGATTGAAGAACGCTCCGAACCTTGGGAAGGTGCTTGCGGTGTATACCATCCACTCTTATCTGAAGCACTCGTAAAGTTTCAAGCTGAAACTATTATGGAAACATTTCCAGCTGCAGGTCCTGTAAAAACGTTGATTGTTGGTAAAGAAACGCCTGAAAAGAAAGATGCAGCACAACGAGTTCAAGATGACATGAACTATCAGTTGACTGATGTTATGACCGAGTATCGCCCTGAGCATGAAAGAATGATTTGGGGATTAGGGCTATCAGGTAATGCGTTTAAGAAAGTCTACTTTGATCCTGCACTTGATCGCCAAGTGTCCATGTTTATTCCCGCTGAAGACATCGTTGTTCCTTATGGAGCCTCAAGCTTAGAGCAGTCCCCTCGTGTAACGCACGTGATGCGTAAGACTGAAAATGAAGTGAAACGGCTTCAATTTGCAGGTTTTTACAGGGACTTAGAACTTCAAGAACCGAGTGGGTCTTTAGATGAAGTTGAAAAGAAAATTGCTGAAAAAATGGGTTTTAGAGCGTCGTCAGACGACCGTTACAAGCTTTTAGAGATGCACGTAGACCTTGATTTGCCCGGTTATGAAGACAAAGACAAAGATGGAGAGTTAACAGGCATCGCCCTACCGTATGTTATAACGATTGAAAAAGGGACTCAAGAAGTTCTATCAATCCGCAGAAACTGGAGACCTGAAGATGACACTCATCAAAAAAGGAATCATTTTGTCCATTATGGATATGTGCCAGGCTTTGGCTTTTATTGTTTTGGGCTTATCCACCTTGTCGGTGCTTTTGCTAAGTCTGGTACTTCTCTTATCAGACAGCTTGTGGATGCAGGCACATTATCGAATCTGCCAGGTGGCTTTAAAACAAGAGGTCTGCGAGTTAAGGGAGACGATACCCCGATTGCCCCAGGTGAGTTTAGAGATGTAGACGTACCGTCAGGAGCCATTAAGGACAACTTAATGACGCTCCCCTACAAAGAGCCTAGTCAAGTTTTATATCAACTGCTTGGAACTATTGTTGAAGAAGGTAGACGTTTTGCATCGGCAGGGGACATGAAAGTATCTGACATGAGCGCTCAAGCTCCTGTAGGCACAACCTTAGCAATTCTTGAAAGAACTTTAAAAGTCATGAGTGCAGTGCAGTCCCGCATTCATTACTCAATGAAACAAGAGTTAAAACTTCTTAAAGAGATTATTCGTGACTACACGCCTGATGAATACAACTATGAGCCTGAAGAGGGCAGTCGCAAAGCAAAGAAGAGCGACTATGACATGGTTTCGGTCATTCCAGTCTCAGATCCAAATGCAGCAACGATGGCGCAGAAGATCGTACAGTATCAAGCAGTACTCCAGTTGGCTCAAGGTGCACCACAGATCTACAATCTCCCGCAACTCCACCGACAAATGCTAGATGTGTTGGGAATTCGCAACGCTCAGAAACTTATCCCGTTACAAGAAGATCAGAAACCAAAAGATCCAGTCACAGAGAATATGGACGTATTAATTGGTAAACCACTTAAAGCGTTTATTTACCAAGACCAAGATGCACATTTAATGTCCCACAATAGTTTCTTGCAAGACCCTATGACACAACAAATGATTGCCCAAAATCCAATGGGGCAGCAGATTGTAGCAGGGTTGCAGGCTCATATAGCCGAGCATTTTGGCTTTAAATACCGTCAACAGATTGAGCAGCAGATGGGTGCGCCTATTCCTTACCTTAAAGATGAGGATGAGACGATCCCTGAGGAATACGAAGTTCAGTTGTCTAGATTGGTAGCTCAGGCTTCTGCCCAGTTGTTACAACAGAATCAAGCTGCTGTAGCGCAACAACAAGCCCAGCAACAGATGCAAGATCCAATTATCCAGATGCAGATGCAAGAACTTCAAATTAAACAGCAAGAAGTTCAACGTAAAGCACAAAAAGATCAAACAGATGCCCAGTTTAAAGCACTGGAATTGGCTCTAGAAGAAGAGAAAATGAAAAACCAAGTAGAGCTTGAAGGTAACAAACTTGGAGCCAAGATTGCTAAAGAGAGGGATGAGCTAGATCGTAAAGATCAGATGGAGGGTACTAAGATGGGTATTGATATGGCAAACAAAAAAGACAAAGTTGATGTCCAAAAAGGTCAAATAGCTGCACAGTTAATAGCTGCTCAGATGAATTCAGCTAAACAGAAAAAGGATAGCAAATGACAGGATTAGAACTAATTGCTAAACAGATAGACGATAAGGTTGAGCAGTTAAAAGAATCAATAGTTATAGGTAATTTAGATTACGTTCAGTATCAAAAACTTTGCGGAGAGATTAGAGGTCTGCTTACCGCACGGGGTTACGTATTAGACCTCAAAGACAAACTGGAGAACACGGATGAGTGAAACGATCGACTTAAATAAGGCGGTGGATTTGGCGCAGCTGCTTGATAAGTCAAATGAAGAAAAAGCAACACAACTCCCTAAACCCTCTGGATATCGCATTTTATGTGCCATTCCTGAGGTTGAAAAAGAACACGATGGGGGGATTTTAAAAGCAGACGAGACCCTACGATACGACGAACTTTTGACAACGGTGTTGTTTGTAGTAGATATAGGTCCAGATTGCTATAAGGATCCAGTACGGTTCCCAACGGGGGCTTGGTGTGAAAAGGGTGATTTTGTCCTTGTTAGACCTAATGCTGGTACTCGGTTAGTAATTCATGGGCGAGAGTTTCGCATCATTAATGATGATTCCGTAGAAGGTGTAGTTGACGATCCACGTGGTATTAAACGTAAATAAGGAGCTGACGATATGGAAAACTATAAATTTCCTGATGAAGTAGATGATGTAAAAGACGAAGGTAAACCCGTAGAAGAAATAGAATCTAAGGGTAAACCCGTAGAAGAAGACGAAGATAAGGTTGAAATTGAGGTTGAAGATGACACCCCTGAAGAAGATAGAGGGCGTAGAGCTTCAAAACCAGGTTTTATTGATAAAGTTGAAAAAGACGAATTAGACCTATATTCCGATGAAGCAAGAAGCAAAATTGATGCTTTTAGGAAGTTTTATCACGATGAACGTAGAGAAAAAGAAAAAGCTGTACGAGAGCAACAAGAAGCCGTTGATGTGGCTAAAAAGCTCTACGAAGAGGTAAAACAGCTAAAAGGTAGGGTTAATTCTAGTGACGAAGCAGCGGTTACTTCATTTAAAACAAGCGCTGAACATGAGCTAGAAATGGCTAAAAAGGAATATAGAGAAGCCTATGACGCTGGAGATTCCGAAAAATTAGTCGAAGCACAGGATAAATTAACCTCTGCCAAGATGAAAATTGAGAAAGCCTCTAACTACGCTGAAAATATAAATCAACGAAAGGCTTTACAAGAACGAGAAAATGAAGTAAAAATACCTCAACAGACGGAAGCGACCCCTGTCCGTGACCAAAAAGCTTCGGCTTGGCAAGAGCGTAACTCTTGGTTTGGTCAAGATGACGAAAT